GCGTCGGCGGCGCCCATGTTCAGGGACGTGGCGAGGCTCTTGGTTTGCGAGAGAACGAGGTTGCTCATGGCTGCTCTGCTGGTAGGTGGAATAGGTGCCCGGCTCTCGGAGCCGCCGCCGGGCGGGCGGGTGCGTCCTTGCGGGGTCAGTCGGCGCTGGAGATGCGGAAAGCCTCTTCCAGCACCAGGAAAAGGCGACGGATCTCTGCGCTCTGGAGGGCGAACCGGGCGTCGAACTCAGCGCGGCGCCCGTCCTGATCGGCGTCTTCCAACTTGTCCAGAGCGCCATCGAGGAACCGGAGCTTGCGCACGATCAGGTCGTCGCCGAGGACGAAGGAAAGGCTGTCCTCGAACACCAAGGCCAGCTTGGTGACCTGCTTTCCGGCATCCAGGTGCTTGTCGATTTCGTCGCTTTTCAGCTCCTGATAGCTGCACTTCATGACCGCGCCGCCCTGTACCGGGTCGCGCAGTTCCGCCTCTTCACCCAGCGAGAGGCCGGCAGGGAGTGGTTCGCCGGCGATCCAGCCAGTAAGCACCGAGCGCGGCGCCACCTCGGCGTTCAGCGGCATCGCCGGGAAGCTGCCGAGCAGGCCACGGATGTCGGAAACGAAGTACTCGCCGGTCTTGCGGCTGGAGGTGTCCACTGCGACGAAGCCGTGGCCCTGGTCGATCAAGGCGTCATTGCGAGAAGCCTTCACGAAGGCGCGCGGCAGCAATTCGTGCAGCAGGTCGTCCTTCATGCGCTTGCGCTCACGGCCACCAGGGCGCCGGCCTTCGGATTCCTCGATGTGCACCAGCTTCTTTTCCAGCTCGCTGCTCACCACCGCTGCCGGCAGGATCTTGTCCTCGCCGCCAACGGTCAGCCAGAGGGCGTCACCGTTGCGGTGGCACAGCACGCTGTGTTCCTCGCGGCCGAACGGCGAGATAAAGCCTCGGGAATTCATCTCCAGCGCGCCTGCCGGCTTCAGGACAGCGTGCGGCAGCAGGGTGTCGACTTCGGAAAAATCAGTGGCAGTCGGGAAGCGGAAGAACGTCAGGTTGCGAAAGAACATGTCATCTCCTCAGGAATAGATGCCGGCGTCGTGGAATCCCGGCCGGCGCGGGGCCCGTAAGGGCTGGGGAATTCAGGCGGGCCAGACCATCAGCCAGGCGAGGTAGCCCAGCAGGCCGTAGCTGGCGAGGCAGGCGGCGAGGTCGGTGCGGTTGCGGCAGCCGAGGAAGCTCAGGAGGCGCATTCGTCGTCCTCAGCAAACAGGCCGCTCACTGCCTCGTGTCTGGCTTCGGCATCGGCCAGCGACACCGGCGGGGTTATGGGCGGCAGCGCGCCAAACTGCGCGGCGAAGGCTGCATCCATTCGGTCAAACGGGTTCATGCGGCGTCTCCGGTTCGCACGCGGCCAGAGCGGCGCGCAGGCGGTCGTCGGCGGCAACCTGGTCGGCCAAGTCGCGGGCGGTCAGTGAGGCGTGGGCGGCTGCGCACACTTCGGCCATGCGCAGGTTCTCTGCCCGCAGTTCATTGAAAAGGTCGAGGTGAGCCTTTCCCACGCGCTCCCGGCGGACGCTCGCGCTGTTCTCGACGTCCGTTGCCTCGCAGACCAGCAGGCCCAGCAGGGTCAGGGTGCGCGGCGTCACGACAGCACCGCCTGCGCCAGCAAGCAGGCCAGCACGCCGAAGCAGAACACCAACGCATAGGCGACCGTGTGGCGCAGCGCGTACCGGTGGGCGGCGGTCATGCCGCACCCCCAACGCGCATCTCGCGCTCGATCTGGCGGGAGACCTGCGCCTGCTTGTCCAGCAGATCGCGCAGGCTCGGCAGCAGGTGCGCCGGGACAACGACTTCCGAGGTCAGGAAGCTCAGAACGCGCTCGGAGCCAGCCAGAACCGCGATCAGTTCGGCGGTGTCACCCTCACGGTCATAGGCCACGGCCAGGGAGTTGCAGGCGTCCTGGAACGCTGCCTCGGTATCCGCCGGCAGCAGGCCATCAAAGCTCCGCTGGGCGTTCCGGGCGATGTCGGTTGCAGTGTGCAGACCCATCTTCGTCTCCAAGCCGCTCCCGGGAGTGGGTGTGTCGCGGCGTTGGGAGAACAATATGCAAAACGGGATACTTGCGCAATCCCGAACGGGATACTTTTGTGCATTAACCGACGAACGGTAGGTAGAACATCTACCTACTCAACGGCAGGTGGCGTTCCAGAGGGCTTCGTAGATCGTATCTGGTACGACCGTACGATCATCGACCTTGTCCGTGGCCTGCGGAGGAAGCGGCCGGCCAGCACCATCGCGACGTATCACGTCATGGACCGAGTAGGTCATGTGAGAGCAAGAGAATGAAACGCGGGCCATGGCTTCAGCCGCCAGTGGAGACCCCAAAACCCGCTCGCCGCCTCCGACGAACTTCACCCACACGGTGGTTCCGTCCTCAGACTTCACAACGGTCGACTTGTCCACATAGACGCTCCCGCCCACGACCGTCGCGCCCACTTCAACCCACCGATCGGAGGTTGCTGAGGTGGAAAGTGCGAGTGTTAGAAGTACCGCGATCATAGTCTTTGCTCCCTGACCAGTCCTGCCTCATCGAACCCGATGCCCTCAACGCGGCACTCCCTGGCTCGCTCCATTTTATCTTTCAAGTCCAGCAGCTCGTCGTCGGTCAAACACTCGATGACCCCGCGGACGTGTGCAGTTTCCTGGCGGATCAACCAAGCCAGCCAGTACATGCGGGCCAAATCCCTGATCCGCGCATAGACGATGTCGCGGGTAGCTCCGTCCATGCCGAATCTCTGAAATGGGACGACTTGGCCGCGCCTCACGATGGTTGGGGCAGAAGCCTTACGCGGCTTCATCCCCATGGCCTCAGCCATCTCACCTGCCAGTTCCTTCAGTCGCTCGTCGCTGATCGCCATGCTGTCCTCACCCTGTTTTACGAAGCTCGGCAGCGAAGCGACGTAGGGCAACGATCACGTTGCTGTCGTCCATGATCCCAGCGGCACCTTCCTCCTGTACCACTTTCATGGCCACATACAGGCGATCCGCATAGGTCTCCTTGGGGAGCGGCTCAGGCGCCATGGCCTCCATTTCGCTCACCAGCTTCACTGCGGCTGCGACTATCTCCCGCTCCGATCCCACGGACTGAGACGCGACCGGCTCATCAATGCCCGACAGATCTATCCACATGAGGTCGCTGGTGGAGATACCGAAGTGCCGGGCCAACTGGCCCATCTTTTCAGGGTTCGGCTTGCTGATCTTCCCCGCCATGTAGCGGCTCACCCACGACTGGCCGGCCCCAGAGGCAACCGCAACCTCGGCAGCGGTGGTCCGGTGAAGGCTGATCAGGTGGCGGAGATTGCGGCGGGGCAGGTCGTCGTCATGCATACAGGAATGATCCCGCATACCGTTCGTCGGACAAAATGCACTTGGGGATTCCATGAGTATCCCGAATGGGATATTTTCCTTGGCCATGAACCCATCACTCGCCATCGAACGTCTCCGCGCCGCCGGGCTGACCGAGCAGAGCATTGGCTCTGCTGTGGGTGCCCGGCAGTCCACGATCAACCGGATTCGCCGCGGCCTGATGCAGCCGACCTACGAGGTTGGCAAGGCACTCGTTGATCTCGCCGTAACCACCGAGCGCAAGGCCGCTCGCCGCAAGAAGGGGGCCGGCCGTGCAGCGTGATGCAGAGCAACGAAGCCGAGTCGATGGCCTTTCGGCTCTTATCCAGATTGCGAAGCGTCCGGTTGCGTGCCCTTGGCTTCGGCCGCAGAGCGGAAGCCCCGAGACCACATCGCCAAGCTCGCCTTCATCTGGTCCTGATAGCCGGCCATCGTCCCTTTCTCCAGAGACTCGTCCGACATCTCCAGATAAGCCAGGTTCCAAAGCGCCAGCGCGAGCTTCGGATTCGGATGGCTCTCGATGAGGGTGGCAACCGCCAACTCTGTCGCTTTGACCTTGGCAAGAAGCGTGGCCATGAGCTTGTCGACCATGGCCTGTTCTTCCCTGTACCGCCGCATCTGTTCCTCGTCCACGTCTTCCTCCGGTGGTGATTGGTCTGGTTCGCACCACCAATCCTACCGGCAGGAAGGCACCCACGAGAGCCGCCATGGCTCACCGACCCCGGGCAGGGAAGGGCACCACGGTGCCCGTGCCGGGAGCGGGCGGGGTCTTCCGCTGCACCTGGGTGACTTTCACCCGATCGCCGTAGCGCCTCAGCACGAACAGCCGGCCTGCAACCGGCACCAGCTCCACGACACCGCTCGACCGCTTCACCTCTGAATTCACTTGGCTCAATCCGTTGTGGGTTGGGCCTTTATTCCGCCCGAGAGGGCTTGGCAACGATAGGCAACGCATGGAAACCCTTGGCAACCAAAAGGCCCTCCCACTCGCATTCGGCGTCCACCACGCCGCGAAGGACGCGCCTTCCCAGATCGTCCGGCAGATCGAATCGGCGGCGCACGCGCTGGCCGTGATGATCCGCGCCGGCCACCACAAGCTGGAGTACGTGGCGGCCTGCATCGGCAAGTCGAAGTCCTACGTCTCGCGGATGCAGAACGGCGTCCGCCCTATCCCCGAGAAGCTGGTCGGCCCACTGTGCGCCGCGACTGGCTCCAATCTCCTTCGCCAGTTCCTCAGCCTGCAGGCCGCCCTTGACGGCATCTGCGAGGTCGAGCGCCTGGCCGACCTGATGAGGTCCGCCAATGAAGAAGTCCGAGTGCCTGCAAAGGCTGGACGAGTGCATCCGGGTTATCGAGTCCAGCCCGCCCATGACGCGCGAGCAGATCGTCGCGCACCTGTCCCGATGCGCGGCCGAGCAGGCCAGGGCGGAAGCCCGGCGCACGGCTACGCCGCAGCCTGACCTCTTGGGAGCTGCGTGATGGCCAATGCCTGGTTCCGCATGTACGCCGAGTTCGCATCTGACGCGAAGGTGCAGATGATGAGTGAGGCAATGCAACGCCGTCTGTTGATGGTGTTCTGCATGCGTTGCAGTGACGTCACAGTGACGCTGAGTGACGACGAGATCGCGTTTCAGATGCGCATCACGACCGAGGAGCTGGCCGAGACCAAGGCCCTTTTCCTGCGCAAGGGGTTCATCGATCAGAGCTGGAACGTCCTCAACTGGGAGAAGCGTCAGTTCGCCTCGGACTCAAGCGCCGCAAGGACTCGCGCCTATCGTGACAGGCAGCGAGACAAGACTGTGACGTCACAGGTGACGAAGGGTGACGCCCTAGAACAGAACAGAACAGATACAGAACAGAACAGAACAGAAGTACCCACTGACGTGGGTTTGTCGACAGGCGACGGCGATGCCGCACCTGACGACCACGTCGACGACGATGCAGTCGACGGGCAGGACCTGCTGGGCAAGCTCCCGAAGAAGCAGGCGGTACCGAACTGCCCGCACATGGAAATCATCGACCTGTACCACGAGGTGCTCCCGGAGCTGGCGCAGGTCCGGGTGTGGGAGGAGGACCGGAAGGAGCTGCTGCGAGCCCGTTGGAAGGGGGCGCCGGAACGGCAGAACCTGGACTGGTGGCGGGCGTTCTTCACCTCGGTGCGTGAGATGCCGTTCCTGATGGGCGAGCGTACCGGCCGCGATGACCGGGCCTTCGCCTGCACGCTGGAGTGGCTGGTCAGGCCGAAGAACTTCGCCAAGGTCATCGAAGGGAACTACCTGGAGCTGCGCCGATGAACGCCGCCATGGATCCCATGGGCGACAGCGCGCCCCACAACCTCGACGCTGAGGCAGCGGTGCTGGCCGGCCTGATGCTGCACAACGCCGAGCTGGCGAACGTGCAGGACTGGCTGAGCGAGCAGGATTTCTACTCCCACCAGCACCAGGCCATCTATGCGGCGATCGTTGCCCTGTGCGGGGCCAACAAGCCTGCTGATGCCGTGACCGTCGGCGAGTGGATCTACGCCAACGTGGAGGCCGGTGCCGACGACTTGGTGACCCTGGCGCTGGAGCTGGCCGGCAGCGCCTACACCTCGGCCAATGTCGTCAGCTACGGCGAGGTGATCGTTGAGCACTCGCACAAGCGGCAGTTCATCGACATCTGCCAGAAGGCGCTGCAGGCGGCCTACAACCGTCGTGGGCATTCGGCCGAGGAACTGGCCGCACACATGGCATCGCGCCTCAACAGCATCGCTCCGGTGCGATCCACGGGGCTGCGCCCGTACCGGGAGGTGATGAAGCGGTTCTCCGACGAACTGCTGGCCCGGCATCGCGATGGCAAGCCCATCGGCATGCCCACGCCGTGGGCCGACGTCAACAAGGCCATCGGCGGCCTGCAGGACGGCCAGGTCATCGTGCTGGCGGCGCGCTCCAACATGGGCAAGTCGCTGCTCGGGTTCCAGCTGGCCAGGTTCACCGGCCTGCGCGGCGATGCGGTGGCGGTGTTCTCCATGGAGATGAACGACACCGACGTGGCCGCCCGCGACGTCGCCGCGCTGGGCGAGATCCCGCTGCAGTGGATCATCGGGCAGGAGGGCTCGGACGGGAACGAGGACGCCGACCTGTACTGGTCCCGCGCCACTGCCGCCATCAGCGACATGATGGGCGCCTCAATTCTGCTGGACGACGACCCGCAGCTGAGCGCGCCGCAGATCGTGGCCCGCGCCAAACGCGCACACGCTCGCAAGCCGCTGCGTCTGGTTGTGCTGGACCACCTGCACGAGATGACGCTGCCTGGGAAGCAGGACGAGGCACTGGAGCGCGGGCAGGCACTGCGCGACCTGAAGGGATTGGCCAAGTTCCTGAAGTGCCCGGTGGTGGTGCTCGCGCAGCTCAACCGCGCCGGCGCTGAGGCTAAGCGCCCCGAGGTGAAGCACATCCGCGGCTCTGGCGGCATCGAGGAAGTGGCGGACGTGATCCTGTTCGTGCACCGCCCCGACGTCTACAACCCGAACGACCGGCCGGGCCTGGTCGAGGTCATCGTCGGCAAGGGCCGAAACATCCAGACCGGCACCGTCATTGCCCTGCGCAACCAGTACCAGTACCAGCGCGCCGTCGATTGGGACGGCCCCACCTACGAGTTCAACGAAGCCCCAGCCGAGCCGAAGAGGCCGACCCGCCAGCTTGCGCCGCGACTCGGCAGCCGGCGCGCGCGCCAAGGAGAAGACGAATGAAACGAGCAGATCAGGAGGAAGCGGGGATGAGTGAGATTTCGCCGAATGACTGGAAGCTTGGCGGCCCGGGCGGCATGACTGACAAGCAGCGCAGAATGCTCAATGCAGTCTGTGGAGACTTGGCCGCGCAGCTGTCGTGGCACGGCAACCACCTTACTAAGGACGACTGGCGGCACATGGTCGCTGGCACGATCTTGGGCTGGCGATTGATGCCGGCCATCGATCGAGGAGAAGGCGCGCAGGGCTTCATCATGCTGGGTGGTTCCAGCCTCAAACTCTCGCGGGCTCAGGCAGCGGAGGCGATCACGGCCCTCCTGCAGATAGGCGATCACCCCGACGAACAAGGACTACCTGCCAAGCCGGTTCGCTGGTCTGACGTTGTTTTGCTTGGACTCGGCTTCAATCCCGACGACTTCGCGGAGGCCGCCTAATGCGAGCGCACAAAGCCTCCCGCTCACTTGCGATTGATAAGCTTATCGATGGCTTTTTCCGCCTTATCCGCCAATGGAGTCAGGTTCTTCGAACAGGTTTCGAAGAATTTGTAGTCTCTTTCCTCAAAGACCTTCTGCTCCCTACAGGTAGACAGATAGCCGTAGACACTCTGCGCTCCCGATACGACTTCCAGCACAGCATCGGTTGCCTCTCCAAGATCCAAGGCATCCATTGCTCTATGCCGAATATCAAGATGGCTGCCGAACTCGGCGAACGCCAGGGCAGGGCTCTTCAGGTTATCTCGAAGGTGGATCGTAGACACAACGGAGACAAAACCAGTCATTTCGATGCGCATCGATACCGCGATGGCTCGCGCTCTACTGGCCGCGTTCGCTGCCTTCTCTTGCTGCAGCAGGGTCGCAGATTCTCTTCGCTCCGTCGCACTCCTTTCCCGCTCGTTCTTCAATTCCTCATTCGACTTCGCCTTCTCCTTGGCGGCCTTATCACTTGCCACTTTTTGGCGCCACATGGCGAAGGCAAAGGTCCCGACGGTCAAGCCTGCTTGCGTCCAGGTAGCCCATTCGCTCTGCGTCATGCAGAAGGAGCTGGCAAGCCAGCTGCAGTAGTTGATCGGATCCGCCACGTCACATCCCCTGTGAATTGTCGCGTGATTGTATGCGGGGGGAGTGCCTGATGCACGGCAACTACCGCGATCGCAGCCTCTTGGACCTCGCTTACCAGCTCAACTGCACCCTACGGATCGACGGGGTGTGTGAGGGTGGGCAAGGCGAGCCCTGCCACAGCAATCAATCACGCCACGGCAAGGGCGGGGGCATCAAGGCGCACGACTGCTTCTTCGCCAGCGGGTGCCGGAGCTGCCACCGCGAGCTGGACCAGGGCAAGCGCTTCACCCGCGAGGAGAAGGCCGAGATCTGGCAGCGGGCGCACGACCTGACCATGTTGCAGCTGTGGCAGCAGGGCTACCTGCGGGTGCTGGCATGAAGGAGCTGATCCTGCCGTGGCCGGACAAGCGGCTATCGCCCAACGCCCGTGTGCACTGGTCGAAGCGGTCGGGCGCTGCCCGGCTGGCGCGGCACCTCGGCGCCGTCACTGCATTGGAGGCTGGGTGCAAGGGCTGGGCGCTACCAGAGGGCCGGCTGCACCTGCACGTGACCTTCCATCCGCCGACCAAACTGCTGCCCGACGACGACAACATGCTGGCCAGGTTCAAGCCCTACCGGGACGGCATCGCCGACGCGCTGGGCATCGATGACAAGCGGTTCATCAGCCACCCACTGGTCAGCACCGAGGTGCGCAAGGGCGGTCAGGTGGTGGTGCGGATCACCGGAGGGCCGGAGGGATGACCCCGACCTTCAGCCAGTACACCACGCCGGAGCTGGAGATCGTCGCAAGGCTCGACCACGCTCTGGCCGCCGAGATCTTCAGCCTGCACCGGAAGGGCTACGACATGCGCGAGGTGCTGCACGAAGCCCGCGCGCTCAAGACCGAGGCGCAGCTGATGCGCCGCGAGATCAACCGCAGGAAGGCAAGCCAATGAGCCAGGTAACCCAACCCCGCACCGGAGGTCGAAAGATGGCCGCGTCCGTTGATGCTCCGCGCCGCACCGGTACAACTGAGGGTGTTCCGTTCCGGCAGGTCTGGAAGCCACGCGCGGTTTGCGTGGTCGACCCGATCAACCCGGCGAGCGCCCTTGAACTGATCCTTCCACGAATCGCAGAGAACCAACGCGCATGCTCGGTAGCCAGCTACCTGCTCATCAACCCGGAGACCTCGCAGGCGTTCGTCCTGCAAGAGGACAAGCCGGTGGCCGTGGAGATGGCCCGCAAGGGCGAGCGCTCTCCGTACTGGCCTTGGTTGGTGGGCATGTACCGGTTCCCGCGCGTGACGGCCGAGGCCGCAGCGAACGTGCTGGAGGACATCTTCGAGCACCTGGGCATCGCCACCGCGCCGGCACCGAAACGCGCCATGCCTGTGCAGCTGGACCTGTTCGGCCTGCCCGAGCGTGCCGCGTGACCGCTTACATGCGCCCGTCTACCGAGGGAGATATCGGTAGCCCCAGCTGGCAGGTGGGCAACAGCCAGCACCGAGGGAACGGGTTGCCGCGTTGCGGCGGCGGGGAGGGGCTGCAACCCCGATCCGTGCCACTCATCGCCCGTGGGACCGAGGAGGCCCTGCCGTGAGCCTGGACCCGATCACGCAGGGCCTGCAGCACCTGGCCGGCCAGTTCAGCCTGACGCGCCAGGAGTGGCGCGACCACCACCGCGGCGGCGACTCGCTGCTGGATTCGCTGGTGAGCCATGGCTACGCGCAGGAGAAGGGCGAGCGCTTCGGCATCACCCGGCAGGGGCAGGTGCGGTTGCAGGCGGAGGTGGATCGTGCGTGAGCCGATGACCAACGCCCAGAAGGAGGAGGTGGCCGGCCGAGTTCGAGAGTGCGTGAAGATCGGCGGAGACGTTGCGGGCTTGGTGGAAGAGCTGTGCAAGAAATATCCCCAGCAGTGGGAAGCGATCATCGCTGGAGCCGACTACATTCAGAAACACTACGAGTTTGAGAGCCTGAAGGCCGCAGCAGCCAGGGAGCTTCGCATCATCCGCCTTGGCGAGGATCTCGCCGTTGTCGAGGAGTTGCTGGAGAAGCTTCCTGGCGTTCTGGCCCGCCTGAGGGCGGCGGAGCTGGACAATGGCCGATAAGCAGCCCAAGGCCGGAGCCGCCAAGAAGCCGGGCAAGTCCATCGGGCGCCCGAGCAAGTACACCCAGGACCTGGCCGAGCGTGTGTGCGTCCTGATCGCCCAAGGGGACAGCATCGCCAAGATAGGCGAGACCGATGGCATGCCTGACGCCCGGACGATCTTCCGCTGGCTGGCTGCCAATGCTGGCGGGGATGAGGATGATCCCGCATCCTTCCGCCAGCAGTACATGCGCGCGCGCGCGAGTCGTGCCGATGCTCGCTTCGAGCGGCTGGACGAGATCATGCAGAAGGTCGAGGACGGCCGTCTGGACCCGGCCGCTGCCCGCGTGATGATGGATGCCATCAAGTGGCAGTCCGGCAAGGAGAACGCCAAGCGCTACGGCGAGAAGATGCAGCTGGCCGATGCTGACGGCGAGAAGCTGCCGGCCCCGCCGCCGTTCTACGTGATGGGCGTGGTTCCGGCCAAGCAGGGCGAGTGAGCGTGGCGGCCCAGCCGAACCCGCTGGCACCGCACACCCCGGTGCACATCCCGGCCAAGCTGCTGCCGGTGCTGAAGCCCAAGCAGTTCAAGGTGCTGTACGGCGGGCGCGGCTCGGCCAAGTCGCACACCGTGGCGCAGATCCTCGTGATGCTGTCGATGCAGGCCAAGCACCGCATCCTGTGCGTGCGCGAGATCCAGAAGTCGATTGCTCAGTCCTCCAAGCGGGTCATTGAGGACTACATCAACCGGATGGGCCTGGGCGCCTACTTCAAGATCAACAAGCAAGGCGAGGACCAGATCACCTGCATCCTGACTGGGTCCACCTTCAGTTTCACGGGCCTGCAGGACCACACCGCCGACAGCATCAAGTCGTTCGAAGGGGCGACGATCGTGTGGGTGGAGGAGGCGTCGAACGTCTCGACCAATAGCTGGAACAAGCTGATTCCGACCATCGTCCGCACGACCGGCGCCGAGATCTGGGTCACCTTCAACCCGGATCAGCAGGACGACTACGCCTACAAGCGCTGGGTGCTGCGCAACGACCCGGACGCGATCGTCATCCAGATCAACTGGCTGGATAACCCGTGGTGGAACCAGCCGATGGAGACGGAGCGGCTGAAGACGCTGGCCATCTCGCAGGACCTGCACGACCACATCTTCGGCGGCCAGCCCCGGGCCAAGGCCGGCATCCTGTTCAAGCGGCACTGGTTCAAGCGCTTCAACCTGGGCGACGAGCCGAAGGGCCTGCGCAAGTACCTGGCCAGCGACTATGCCGGCGCACCGGACCCGGACGACCCCGAGGCAGATCCCGACTGGACCGAACACGGTTGTGCCGGTCTCGATCACATCGGCGATATGTGGTTCACCGACTGGTGGAGCGGGCAGGAAGACCCGTCCGTGTGGATCGCTGCCCTGATGCAGATGGGCCGGCGCAACAAGCCGGTGATGGCGTTCGAGGAGATGGGCGTCATCCTGCGCACGACCGACGGCGCCATCCGCCGAGCGGCCAAGGCCACGCAGACATTCGTGCATCGGGTGCCGCTGGCTAGTGCTGGCAGCAAGGCAGACCGCGCCCTGGGCTTCGCGGCCCGCGCTGCAACGGGCTCGGTGCACATCCCGAACACCGAGTGGGGCGACAGGCTGATCGACCAGCTGTGCGCCTTCACCGGTGAGGACGGCCGCCGCGACGACATGGTGGACGTATGCAGCCTGTTCGGCCGAGGGATCGACCTCATGGCGGACGGCAGCCTGCCGCCCGAGGCAAAGCCGGCACCGCCGGCGCCGTTTACCGAGAAGTGGTTCAGGCAGCGCGACGCCGCCGACCGCGACGAGGACGAGCAGGCAGCTCGCTACTACCGTTGATGCCTCTGGCAGACCGGGCACCTTGGGGGCAGTTCGCACACCGGCCCGACCATGGCAGACCAACCCATCGCAGCACTCGAAACCGGGATCGCGGCCGCCGCTGATCCCGATCCGGCGCGCGCCAAGCAGATCAGCCTCATGCAGGCTGACGTGAAGCGCTGGATGGACCGCTTCGAGCAGGCCCGCGAGTTCGACAAGGACGCCCGGCAGCAGTACGTGAAGGACCGGTGCCAGGCGCGAGGCGATTCCGGGTTCCTGGTCGACGCGAACCTGATCGGTACCTACATCGATATCCAGGAGGCGTTCCTTTACGCCCGCAACCCGGACTTCGACGTGTCGCCCGGCCCGGCGCATCGCATGCCGACGCCTGAGCAGCTGCGCGACATCATCGAGTCCGACGAGCAGGTGATGGCCGGCATCCAGCAGCAGGCCGAGCAGGACGCCATTGAGGTGGGCCGGCAGATCGCCGTGCAGATGACCGCGCAGGGTGTCACCCCGGAAGAGGCGTTCCAGCAGGGCCAGCAGGCGCAGGAGAGCTATCTGGCCACCGGTGCGGTGGAGAAGCTGGTCGGCGACGAAGTGCTGAAGCTGCGCAAGCAGTACGCCAAGCGCTCGCGGGAGATGAAGCAGTTCGCCGAGACACTGGAGGCCGTGGGCACCCAGATGTGGAAGGACGCGCAGCTGAAGCGCCGCGGCCGTCCGTGGGTCCGTTCCTCGCTGACCATTGGCCCCGGTGTGCTGAAGGCGACGTGGCAGGAGCGCACCGAGATCTCGCCCGAGACGCAGACGGCGATCAACGACCTGCAGCAGAACATCGCCCGGGCCAAGGCGCTGCAGCAGGAGCTGGAGGACGGCACGGCCGGCTACGGCGCCCGGGCGTGGGACACGGTCAAGGGCGTGTTCGGCAACAACGAGGAGGCCAAGGTCGCCGACCTGGAGCGCCAGCTGTCCGCCATCCAGAATGGGGCCGAGCGTGTAGTGGCCCGTGGCTACGCGATCGACAACGTGGCCGGCGAGAACTTCCAGGTGGCGCCGGGCTTCACCATCGCCAACCACGTCGATGCGCCCTGGAACGCCGAGATTTCCTACCCGTCCTACGAGGATGCGCTGGCCGAGCACGGCCCGTACCTCGCTCAGTTCGACAAGGACGGCAAGGCCGAGAACATCCTGTGCAAGGCGGCCCGCTATGCACCGCGCAAGCCCTGCATGGGCAAGAACGAGAGCGTGGGCCTGACCGGCGACTCGGCCACGCCTGAGGAGGCAGACGCCTACACCGCCAATGCCGATGGCGGCGCCAACGGGTGCTTTGTGCGCCGCATCGAGATCTGGGATGCGGAGAGCAACACCGTCCTGACCGCGATCACCGGCGTCCCGTTCTGGGTCAAGCCTGCGTTCAATCCCCCGGCCACGACCCGGTTCTACCCGTATTTCGTGATCTGCACGTCGGAGGTGGACGGCCAGCGCCACCCGCAGAGCCTGGTCAGCCGCTCGACCAAGCTGATGGACGAGTACAACCGCATCGGCTCAGCCGAGACCGAGCACCGCCGCCGCATCAAGCCGAAGACGGCATTCCATGCTGGTGCGATGGATGAGGAAGAGGCCAAGAAGCTGGCGAAGGCCGATACCGGCGAGATGGTGGCCATCAAGGCGACCCAGCCGAACGCCGACCTGCGCACGCTGCTGGTGCCGATCACCTATGCGCAGATGGACCCATCGCTGTACGACCGCACGCGCATCCTCGCCGAGCTGGAGCGCATCTGGGGCGTGCAGGAGGCCCTGACTGGCTCGATCAACACGGCCAAGACGGCCACCGAGGCGGACATCCAGCAGCAGGGCTTCCAGGCGCGCAGCAGCAGCCGGCGCGACAACATGGAATCGGTGCTCAGCGAGCTGGCCGAATACACCTGCCAGATTGCCCGCGTGTACCTCAGCGACGAGGACGTGCGTTTCATCGCCGGGCCGACCGCGTTCTGGCCGCCGTACATGGGGCCAGATGACCTGGCCGAGTTTGTGCGCATCGAGATCCGCGCCGGATCGTCGGGCAAGCCGAACACCGCGCTGGAGCGGCAATCGTGGGCCAACCTGCTGCCGCTGCTGCAGACGGGCATCACCCAGATTGGCCAGCTGCGCGGCGCCTCGCCCGACAGCATTGCCGACTCGCTGGAGCAGCTGATGCGCCTGACCGCCGAGCGCAGCGGCGAGCGCTTCGACATCGACCAGCTCATTCCCCAGAACGACGGCAGCCAGCAGGCCGCGCCGGCTCAGGCCGTGCCCGGCAGTGCGCCGCCTCCGCAGGGTGGCCAGCAGCCGCCCGTCCCCGCAGCACCTCCTGGCGGTGAGCCTGCCGCCGATCCCATCCAAGCCTGATAGGAGCGACACATGAACCATGACCACTACAACGCCAGCCCGTCCCGCCTGGCCGAGTACGAACTGAAGGAGCAGTGCACTGTCCGTGAGCCGTCACAGGTTGAAGCAGCCCTCGCGGGACACATCGCGCTGCTCAATGACCTGTCGAATGAGCTGATCCAGACGAAGCGCTGCTTCGCGAAAGTGCTGATCCCCGAGCATGAAGCGACTGGTGCCTGTTCGGATCCAGCGCCGTCCCCGGCGAAGTCGCCGCTTTGCTACGCCATCACCAGCCAGTCGGAACTGCTGCGCTCGATGCTCGCCGACCTGCGCAGCATCAACAGCCGCAGCACGGTCTGACCATGCGAACGACTACTCAGGCCGCCCGCCACCACCCCCTGACGCTCGCCATCTGGCGGGTCTTCGCAACCTGGAGCAAGTGATGAACGAGAAAGTCACCCCGCCGTCTCCCGCTGAATTCACCTTCGGCCTTGGTTTCGGCAGCGCGCTGGAGCACCTGAAGGAAGGCCGTCGCGTGGCCCGCGATGGCTGGAACGGCAAGGGCATGTTCGTCTACCTCGTGCCCCCGGCCAGCTACGCCGTCCAGACCGGTGCAGCTAAGGCGCACTTCGGCGAAGGCTCGATGGTCCCGTACAACGCCTACTTCGCCATCAAGAACGTCAACGACACGGTCAGCACGTGGGTGCCCAGCGTCAACGACTGCTTGGCCGATGACTGGTATGTGCTGCGCGATGAAGACGCCCAGCTCCCCGATCACCCCGGCCTGGGCTGACCGGCAACTCAACGCTACCTGAGGTGACACGATGCACATTGAAGGCGACACCCCGGCGACCGAGCCGGGCACCACCCCGACCGACCTGACGACCGATGCACTGTCTGCGCTGGACGCAGGCATCGCAGCTGCTGATGCTGAGGAGGCGCCAGCCGCCGAGCCGACCCCGGCCGATACCGCCCCGCCGGCCGATGCTGGCACGCCGCCGGCAGACGACCCGAACGCTGCGCCACCCG